GAACCACTTAGGTAGCGGTGATAGGTTGTTGCCTGCAAGGGTCTGTGTGCCCCTTGTGAGGGCATCTAGGCCTGATTGTCCTGGCTGTACGGTATAGCCCTGGAACAAGCTGTTTAGGATATCTAGCTGAGGTACAGCAGGTCCAAAGCCCCATGCATCACCCTTGCCAGCTGGACCCTGGAACTGAGGACCGAATGTAGATCCAGTGTTCCAAGAAGCATAAACACCATCTGGATCCCATGGATCACCGAATGACTCTGGGTTGAATCCGTTAGCTTCTGCAAACGCATACTGAATCTTAGAAGGCACGATAACAGCACCAGGCTTTTCAACCATCAGCTGGAATACCTTGGTTGCAGCGATGCGCTGCCAAGTGTAGAAGAACACCGCACGGCGCATGTACTTACGCTCGAATGCGGATAGTCCACCAACTGTTGGGTGATAAGTAGTAACTTGCTTTGCAGCGGCAACTGCAGCTTCTTCAAATGATCCGTAGATACCGCCCTTTTCAATTTCTTTGATGAAGTGAGCCATGCGGAAGAAGTTGTCTCGGTGTGAGCTAAAGTCTGCAAGCTTTGCGTTGATGCGGCTAACTCCACCAACAAAGCCAGTACCAAGTTCTGCAACTCCACGAAGATCTAAGTCTTCTACTGTTGATGCACCACCGCGAGTAAGAACACCTAGGCGCTCTGCAGCTGCAGCGATTGCTTCACCGCTAACAACTGTGCGCTTACCAGTTGCTGAGTTGATGTAACCAACAGTGTCAGCTACATCACCCTTGACCTGCATTCCTGTTGGAGATCCAGCAGCCATGTACTGCTTGAATGCATTTTCGTCGCCCTTGTACATTGATGGATCAAACTTACGTAGAATCTCAACTGCATTGCCGTAGTACTTAGGGCTGTTTACACCGGCAAGGCTGTTCATAATGGCTTCACCAACAATTGATGTAACGTGGTGGCCTGGTCGCCAAGTAGTATGTGAAGCCTTTAGTACGCTTGTTGTCAAGTCGGAAATGTCAACAATGCGCTGCATTGATCCGCGGAATGACTTTTCGTAAGTGACGTAGTTCTTTAAGAACTCAAGGCGCTTTAGTTCGCTTGCATCGTAAACCTTATCTGGATCTAGGAACTTACCGAACTCATCTTCAGGATCAATCTTGGTAAACATCTTTGGATCTAGACCTTCATCGGCAATGTTCTTTAGTGTTTTACCAAATAGGCTGCTAAAGCTCTGACCAATACCGATGCGAGTCTGTACAGCGTGAAGTGCGCTGGCGTAGTTGCTCATAAATGTTAGTGAATCAAACTTGTCATCTAAATCTGCTCTAGCCCATGAGTATTTGATACCCATTGGTCCTAGGTCTGGTGGCAACTTAAATGCTTGTTCTTCACCGATCTCCCAGAAGCCACGCATAGCAAACATTCTGTTTAGTTCGTCAGCGTAGTAAGGCTGTGTGATTGTGTTTGCTCCGGAGATTACACCGTCAACACCGAATAAACCATCAATAGCAAGCGCAAAATCCTCTGCTGCCTCCATGTTTACGCCAGTAGTATCTGCAGTCTTTGCCCATTCAGTAAATGGAATTTCAGCTATGTCTTGATCTGCACGCTGAGCCATTTCTTTACCCCATTGCTGGACTAGCTTGAATGAGCTATTTAGCGTAGGTATGTCTTTGTTGTACCTGTTAAGTATTGAGCGAAGACCGTTGTTGAACCATCCGACCTTGCTGTGGTTGAAGTATTCAATACCACCAATAATTACCTTTAGACCAAGGCCCAGACCGTAGCGACCACTGAATGCAACTAAAAGTTTTTCATTTAGTTTTAGATCAGTAAGAGCCTTGATCATTGTGGACATCATGTTTTCGCCACCGGCCACGACTGGATCAACGCTTCCTGCGGCCAAATTGCTTGGGATGGTGGTTTCGTCTGCTGGTCCAGGTTTAGCAGCGTTTGATGCAGCTTCCATTGCATCGTTCTGACCCTCTACGGTCCTACCTACTAAAGATGCGCTTTCTTCGCCCTTGAATTCATTTGATTTACGGCGGGCTTCCTTGCCTCCAGCTTTTTGTTTAGGGGTAACTTTAGTGCTTGGTCGCATTACTCCATTTGTTGCGTCAACTAAGTCGAGCTCAAGTCTTACCTGTTGGCGAACTTCAGTCATGTGGAAATTAATAAAATCTCTTAATCTAATTTGATCAGCTGGATCGAGTTGATCAATAGGACCTTTAGCAACTCCGCCAACCAAGCTCTTCATAAACATGTTGATGATTAGATCAGATACCTCGCCAGCGATGGCTGGGTCTTTGAATGACTTAGCTCCGACGGCAGCAGTCTTAATTAGCTTCTTCATTGTGTACTTCAACTGGTTCATGCCCGGAATGTTCTGAGCTCTAGCGCCTTCTTCAATCAAAAGTTTGCCACCGGGTAGTGGTGGGTTTTTATAAAGTCTTGTCATGTTAACGACGAAAGTTTCTCTAGTTACCCAGAAACGAACCATGTCAGCAAATAGTTCCCTAACATCCGGCATAACTTCCGCAATAGTGTCTGCAACTCTAGCTGCAGCACGAGTTGCGTTGATTGTGGCCAGCTCATCAGCACTGTCAACCATAACCTTTATGGCAGCGTTTAGCTTTGCATCAAGGTTCGGGATCTTGGCTAGCTGAGTACCCTTTGGGGTCTTACCAGGCTTTAGGTGTGGAGCTTCGATGAAGAAGTCTTCAACCGGAGTCTTCTTGCCTCTCAGTCCGTCTTCAAACTTAAATGTGTAGTTCTGGTTTAGTGCCTTCTTTACGTCATCCCATGCAGCAGATCCTGGGGTGATCTCTTCGCCTAGTTCCTTGTAGCGAGAAATAGTTAGGTAAGCATACTCGAAGTTGCTCGGCATTACGTTCTGGTATTTTTTACCAGGGAAACGTAGCACGGCTAGAGCATCGCCCTTGCCTGCATTGATCGCAGCCATTTCAATATCCGAAAGTGTGATGTTTGCTTCAGTTGGCTTGAAGTTTGCGCTTAGCTTATCGCCAACATTCTTCTGCCCGTCACGAGCAAGTTGCATAACCAAGTTCTCTTGTGTGCGAACCGGGATACCAAACATGCGTAGTAGGTTCTCGCTAGCCCTAAGTGTCCTCGCTTCTTCTTCAAGTGAGTCACCGATAGTGCGGTTGTTTTTCCCCTGTTTAGATCTAACATCGGCAACAACCTTGTCGTAGATGTCAAAGCGAGCTTCAGAGTTTATTACGTCAAGTCTTACGGCGTCTTTTGTTAATGTAAACTCTGGGCTGTTTAGGACGCTCTTGTCGCCGTCGAGTGCAGCATCTAGCAGCTCATCAACTGTCATTTCCATGCGGGCTGCAAGCCTCGCAATCGGAGCAGCCATGGATGGCAGAATGCTTTGCAGTGTCGACTGTAGGTAGCCAGCGGTACTAGAGAATTTTCCTCGCTGGATCCAATCTAGGTCATCGATCATTTGTTCTGCAGGCAGCGCACGTAGATCAGTTGCGTTATCTACAAGTTCCTCAGCGGTCTTTGCCCCATCGCTAGGTATATCTAGAACTTCGTCATTGATAATGTCGCCTACAGAGTTGACAACTTCCTGCTCAAGCTCCATAGCTTCTTCGAGTTTTGCGCCAGCCTCGGCAGCGTTAGAGGCACCGGTAGCTGCAACAACATTTTCTGTCTTAGCGTTTACAAAGTTGCTTTCAAGCGCCCGGACAAGCTGGTTAGCCTCTGAAACCATCTCTTCTTGGTCGCGAATTTTAGCAAGACTCTTTTGCATCTTGACTAATGTCTTACCTACAAGATCAACTACCGACTGCTGTGGATCAGATGATACACCTAGAGCTCTAGCGAAACGAGCTGTGCGGTTTGCGGTTGGGATAATTTTTCCTGCTGCCAACTGAGCGGAGATGTACTCCATAAGCTCATCTGGCGTGCCTGCTGACTCGGATAGCTTTCTGCCAGTAGTCGGATCAGTTGTGCGCTTGGCAAAATCAAGAACTTCATCAGCAATCTTGCCAAATGATGTCTGTCCTTTTGTCACTGATGTTTTTAGTGTCCGGATAGCAAGCTTTTGCTTCTTTAGCGCAACAGCTAATTCATCATTATCTACGCGGGTTTCTGCAACAATTGCATTTTCTAATGCCTCAGCCTCAGCTGGCTTTGCAACATCTGCAGCAGCAGCTGGGGCAACAGCGCCGTTATCTAGATCTGCAACCTTTTGAGCTTGTGCAGCTTTAGGATCTACAAATCGAGTGTCCTCAGCAGCCTTCATCGACTTCTCTAGTTTGCCAAGCTTGCCGGCGAACTTAGCTTTGATGGTTGGGTTTTCGGCGATTGCTCGCATCAAGGCATCTCTATTTACTAACGCTACGTTGTCAGAGATATCAACTTTGCTATTCTTGCGGGCGAACTCAAGTGAGGATAGCGCTTCATCAGCTAGATCTACTTCACCAGTTTTCTTTGCATCCTTTTGGATAGCCTTAGCAAGCTTCTTGTTAGCAATGTCGGCTGAGCGAGCGCTACGCTGAAACTCATAACCGCGCAATACACCAGTTAGATAGTTGCCAAGCTTTTGACCTTTAGTAAGTGGATCCTCAACTGGAATATAAGGTCTAGTGACATCTGGCAAGTTTTGCGCAGCAGCTTCAGTAGCTGAGCGAACAACTTTTGCGTTTGCCTTGTTTGCCGCAGATGCAAGGCGGGTACCGGCAGCAGCGCCCTTTACACCGGCAATAGTACCGCCAGTGATGTAAGTGGTTGGATCTAGACCGATGTCAAGTGCAAGACCTAGCCAAGTTGCAGGAGGACCTTCAACCCCTAGATCGCGAAGGTTCACGCTGTAGGTACGGCGCTATTGTACGCCCTTTACCGCCGCTGGGACAGTAGATAGCGGATTAAGAAGATCAAGCAGACCGCCAAGATCGCCACGCTGGATAGCGGATACATTCTCTCCCACCTTTCGAGTGATACCTGCTGAAGCATAGCCTCCTGTAGAGAGGATGTCAATAATTGATTGGCCAAGGCTCCAAGCGCCAGGTTGATTCTTTTTTTGAGCTCCCCAATCAATGCCAGTTGAGCTTGCAGTATTAGCTGTTTTTGCTCCGGCAGTTGCGCCGGCTGTCAGCGATGCAAGTAGATTGGGGTCAATAGCCATAGCTAAATCCTACTAGATTGGGGGTGCTTTACCACTTAGAGTTGCTGAAAACAGCCTGAATTGCGGTTCTTTCCGCAGGTGTCAAGGTAGGTCCGGCAATAGAAAGGATCGAATTAGTAGCAGAAGCGCGGTTCCATTTTCCTGCAGTTGGTGGTGGAACATTTTGATACCACTCAGTAATGACGTCAATAACCTTGGCACCAGAAGTATCAGGTAAAGAACCGTTGGCAATTAGTTGGCTAACAGTACTTAGTACTGGTCCTGAAGCCTTTAGTGAATCTGCCATTTGCTGTTCAGCAGCAGACGCTGCAGATGCTTTAGCTCTTTGCTTTGCAGCTTGAGCAGCAGCAGCAGCTCTCTGCTGAGCCTGCTGATATTCAAAAGTAGCCTGAGCTTTCTTTGACTGTAATTCAAAGCGTTGCTGTCCTAGATCCTGAGCAAACTCTTCACGGGCACCGCGTAGCTGGCCAAGATCTTCCATCATTGCGTAGTTGTATCCAGCGATGTCTGCACGAGCAATCTCTTGAGCGTTGACGCCAGAAGCCCTTAGCAAGTTCTGCCAGTTCTCAGCATTTAGAGTGTTTGTCTGCTTAGCAAGCGCAGCACCCTGAGATGCAAAGTCGCCCTGAGAAGTAGACAAGCCTTCAAGGCCCATGCTCTGTAGCGCTGCTTGGTTTCCTGCAAGACGAGAAGCTTCGGATGTGTCGATCTGGGTGTTTACGGCAGTGCTACGAGTAGATGCTGCATCAACCAAACGCTTGAATGCAGTTTCAAGGGCACCGATGTCCTGAGTTCTTGCACCAGTGATCTGGCCGTAGATGTTTGTGACCTGCTGGCTGTTTGCTTCATAGCGCTGGTTGGCCATTTGTCTTTGCTGGCGTAGGTTCTGAAACATTGGAGCAAACAAAGCGTTGATAGGGTTTGCGGCCCCTCCAGCTCCTCCAGCACCCCCGGCGGCACTAGGCTGCTGTGGAGTTTGCGGAGTTTCCCGCATCATGTTTGCTTCTCTAATACCTTTAGTCATTGCCGTTTGCAATCCAGCTGGACCGCCTAGTCTTGCAACTTCTGCAGCTTGCCTATCAGCGGCAGCTTGCATGGCAGGGCTAGCTGGGGCACCTACTGGAGCTTGGCTTGCAAAATAGCGGCCAACGTTTCCGATGTTGCGGCCAACTTCACCACGGAAGCCTTGAATACCTCTGTAGGACTCAACTAGCTGTCTAGCAATGTCTTTACCTGTTTTGCTAATACCTTGTGGCTCTGCCATTATTTCGCCCTTCTAAAAAGCGCTCCAGGAGCGTTGTATGGTGTAATAGTTTTAGGTGGGACTGGTTTTGGAGCTGGCTTGGGAGCTGGCTTAGCTGGCTTAGGCTTAGGCTTAGTTGGCTCAGGCGCACTTGCAGCAGCGGCAGCATCAGAAGCTGGCTTAGCAACTAACGGTGCAGTGCTTGCGTTGAGTCCTAGTAGTCCGTAGCGCTCAGGAAGTTGCTGCAAGCCCTCTAGTGAGGATCTGCGAGCGCCAGCCCCGATGGATCCAAATAGGTTGGGGTTAGTCATAAAGCTTTCAGTATCTTTAGCGCCAGCTCCGTAAAGTACATCGCGCTGGTTTAGTAATGCCTGAATCTGGTTCTGCTCAGCGCGGGTTAGATTTCCAAACTCTCGCTGGATTTCAGATCTATCTTGGTTGATCGCTGCAGGTGATCTCATGCCACGTGCTGCATAGCTTCCGGCTACACGCTTGATAGCTTCGCCACGCTGTCTTGCGCGATCGGCTTCGTTAGCTTGGAATTCTATTTGAGCTTGGTTGATGTCATAAGTCTGCTGAGTCAAGCCAGGAAGGTACTGGGTTAGGTAGTAATCCTTTAGGTTCTGTGAGTACAGAGGGGACTCAAGAATATTGGCAACTTCAAACTCTGGGGTTCCTGGCTCTACTGGCTGATCTCCAGCTGGAGCATTGCCATCTTTAGGCTGTACGCCTACACCCTTACCTAGTCTTAGCGCGTCGGATCCGCCGGTCTTTGAGTAATCTGGGTTTAGCCTTCTAAGTCTTTCAAGGTACTGGTCAACTGGCATACCTGCTTCGGCAGCGTATGTCTTAGCGATCTTTCTTAGAGCCGTGCCCGGCTGCGCTACTGTAGTTGCCATTTACTCGAACCTCGCATAGTTAGGGCTTGCAAATTGTTTCTTTTGGCCAGCCTTCATGCGAGCCTGAAGAGCGTTAAGGCGAACCTTACGCTTTCTGTCTCGTTCTGAGTATCCCATTTTGTCAACAGGACCCATTGTTGGGTTCATTCTACCCGATCCGTAGACCTTAGCTCCAGCAGCATAAGGATTGAATCCTGCTCCCATTGCGGAGCCTTTCATTCCCTTTGCCATTAGCTAATTCTTTCTGAAGTCTTGGCCTTTACACCGATCATAGGAGTAATGCTAAAGATCTGAGTCGGAGCTGTAGCGGCTGTGCCGTCACAGTTCATCTTCAATTCAAAGTATACCCTACGGAAACGTAGGCTGTGGTCTAGCTTTAGGTTTATGCGCTCAGGGCGTCTGTAGGCAAAAACGGAGTTAGTTTGCACGCTAAATGGCGCTGGGGCTGGGTTATCCCAGCCGTCAATGCTGGTAGCAAACTCATCCCAGGTAAAGCGTTCTAGGTGATCCCAAGTGCTCTGTGTGCTGGTATCTAGCGAAACAGGGTATACCCTAGCTACAATTTCGCCAACAGCCATAATGTCGGCAGCCCACCAGTAGAGTCTCTTGTACTCGTTTGGTGTATCAAAGTCGTAGATCCTAGTCCGGAGCTCGCAAACCATGCTCTCTGAACCATCGCCTTCATGTCTGTGGTCACAGATGCGCCATGGCTTCCATTTGCTAGAAGTTGCGCTTCCTGAAATAGCCCAAGCCTCAACAGCTTTATCAATGTTGTTTGCTGAAGGCGGCAGCACTTTACAGTAAGCCATCTCGCGAGCGCCTTCCCAGCTAGACCAAGTACCGGTTTTCATTTGAGCTACGTAAGTGTTTCCGCCAAACCAGACAATAATTCGAGATCCTAGGACCGAGATAGCGTATCTAACCTTTAGGTTTTCAGATCCATCAGCCTCTTCAAAGCGAACCTTTAGATCGTTTAAAGATTGAAACACACCGTTGTAGTAGGTGTAAAGCTGTTCGCCAGATAGCACTATCAAAGCGTTTTCGTAGCGGGCAATACAGAGTTGATTCTCAGCGCCAATACCATCTTGAACCTTGGCTACAGTACCTTCTTTTACTACGTCGTAAAAAGTAAAGCGGTAAGTGGATGCGTTTCTAAAGATTGTGATGTCGTTGTATCCAGTGACAAGGCCGGTGATCCACTGTCCGTCACCAGAGTTTACTGCAGTGAAGTTGTTATTAGTGTCCCACCAACGCCAGTCTTGTCCTGGTGCGCCTTCGATCTCGCCAGAGATGTTTGACCAGTAAAGCACTGATTGGGTTGCAGTGTTTAGTGGACCAAACAGGAATAGACGCTCTTGGTATAGTTCAATTCCACGGCCAGCTGGCATGGTGGCAATTGTTGAAGTGTTTGATCCTGTTACAGTCCAAAGACCAGTTCCAGCGTTGTAGCCTGGAGCACCGCTAGGGCCCCAGTATGCACCTGCACCAGTGGTGCGACACATGATGATGTAGCTAAGGTACTGAACAAAGTCAGCAGCTGGGTGGTTCCAAATTTCTGTCCAAGTGTTATTTAGATCAAAGATGTAAGTTTTTGTAACTGATGTAAATACGCCATACCTTGTGCCGTTTTCTGCAATGTAGTAGCCAAGCAGGTTGAAGTGCACTCCGTTTTCAGGAAATGTGTCGCCTGAGTCCCAGACTGGTGGGCGTGATGTCAGTGCACCAGATGTTGAGAATTCTAGGTTCTTAAGGAAGGGTACTTCGTTTTCCGCAATAGTCGAAGGATCCCAATAGTTATTTAGTCCACCAGAGAAGTCTCTGAGGACCGCAGCGCGTTCTCTTACAATCTCAGACATAGTCGGCTGGATCCGGCGATACTACTGGGTATAGATCTGACTGGGAGATGTTCTCCTTGTAGTGTAGCCTGTCCAATCCTTCCCTAAACTGGCCCAGCTTGTACTGAGCAGCTTGATAGTTTTCGTCGTATTCCAAAGCCTGGATCATGCAGTAGTTTACAAGTTCGTTGATGTAGCGATCTGGTACTGATAGCGGGTCGGATGAGCTGACAATAAGATCAGGCATCTTGACAAATTCCATTTTTAGCCCGCCAGGAAAGCTCTTCTGTGGGACTGGGTACACAGTAATAAGGCCGCCACGCTCGTACCAAAGCTCTGGGTAATCGCTCTTTGACTCAAGCTTTGGATCAGTAGCTAGGATAAAGTCTCTAGCGCCTTGCGGAGATAGGTTCTTTAGTGGGCGACCCTCTACGTATAAAGCCTCGATGTACTGGACCTTATCTGCAGGGAAAGTGTACTCAGCCTGACCGGCTACAATGTTGCCGATTTTTGTGTCTTTGAGGATTGCGTTGTTGTTGACAATCTCCTGCTGGCCGTCATTGATCCAGCGAATGATGGTGCCGTCAGTAAGCTGGGCTCCTGAGTTATCGCCAAACTGGGTCTTTACTCTTGTAATGACGTCAAGGGCTTGTTTAGTAAATAGTTCTGCTGGCATTACTTTCTAAGTACCTTTCCATCGTGGCGGTATACGTTCTTCTTGGAGCTCATTACGGACTTCATCATGTCCTTCTTTTCCTCCATCCATTCTAGCTCACGCTTGGCCTTCATGGCGGCTTCAGCCATTTCTAGAATGCGAAGTCTGTTGACCTTTGAATCCTTGTCGTGCATGTTGTTTTCTACAAGCCATGCAACTAGTCTTTGGTCTACTTCAGACTCCTTCATGTATCTAATTACATACGGTGGGAGCATGTGTGGTTCATCTATTAGCGCAAATGGCCTATTTGGATCAAAAGCTGGATGTAGCGAATCTACACGGATCAATCTAACCGTTGGAAATAGATCCTGAATGACCTCAGCTACCCGGCGGTGATCGCCTGAGTAAAGCCCGTCAATTTTGTCGAATTCTATATAGCTCATAATTATTGCCTCCTAAGTCAAGTATAAAGTAAAACCCGTGGGGATAGATGAGACGGGTCTATCCCCACGGGCACTTAGTCGCTTTTTACTTCTCTGCGATACCGGTCATAACAGCGTGTGCGTTACGACGGTAGGTACCTAGCTGAGAGTACTGGAAGTAGCGAGCTTCGTATGCGTCTGTGTCTGCGACACGTGACCACATAGAACCATCGCGGTCCATCCATGACCAGTCGCGCTTGCGGTTAACCACAATCTCCTTGGAGCTTAGCGCGTATAGGGTGTTTGGCGGAGCTGCGTAGTCT